GTGAGAGGTGAGGAGAGGACTCACACTGCTTATGGTGGTGGAGGTGGAGCATCCGGGGGATCAGCTGCACCAAAAGCTGGCACAGGTGGTTCTGGTGGTGGAGGAAATGGACGTTGTGGTCCAGGAACTCCAGGTAATTCAACTGGTCAAGCTGGTAATACACCTTCAATTGCAGGTGCTTCTGGAGGACCTCAAGGCGCTCCAGGAGGAAATGGAGTAAATCCTTATGGTAATGGTGGTGGTGGCGGTGGTGGAGCTTTTCAAACAGGTAGAAATGCAACTAATTCTCCACAAAACCAAGGTGGTGAAGGTGGAACAGGAGTAATTTCAGGAATAAGTGGAAGTGGTAGATATTATGCTGGTGGTGGCGGTGGTGGGGTTCAAACAACGCCTCAAACAGTTAGTGCATTAGGTGGCATAGGTGGTGGCGGTCAAGGCCAAAAAGGTGGACCAAGATGTGCTGCAAATGCAGAAGAAAATACTGGTGGTGGAGGTGGAGGAAATGCTTCTGGGCCAGGATCAGGAGTTTGTGGTTGTGGTGGTAAAGGTGGTAAAGGAGTTGCTTTCTTTAGAAGTGGTGTAGGTTTAACTGCAGCACCAGGATGTAATACATCTTTCTATGATGGCGAACAATGGATTGCTAAATTTGTAGCTAATGGAACTCTTACAGTTGGATCAAGAGCAGTGCCTTCTCACTCATTTGATTATTTAGTAGTTGGTGGTGGGGGTGGTGGTAATGCTAACCAAGGAGCTGGTGGAGGTGCTGGTGGTTATCAAACATCTTTTCCAGGTGGTAAAAAAATATATTTAAATCCAGGTTCAAATACTATTCAAGTTGGAGCTGGTGGAGCTGGTGGACCTGGTCCAGGTTATGCTTCTAGCGGTGAACCTTCAAAAGTAGGATTTATTGAATCTATTGGTGGTGGAGCTGGTGGTGGTAATCCAGGCATCTTGCAAGGAAGAGGTCAAACTGGTGGATCAGGTGGTGGAGCTGGATCAGTAAATGCTCAATCAAGATATGGTAGAGGATTAGTTGGTTTTGATCAAATTCAAGGATATCCTGGTGGATCAGGACAAGGTAGTCCTGAGTATGGAGCTGGTGGTGGCGGTGGAGCTACACAAAGAGGAGAATCTGTAGATACTCCAACAACTAATGGTGGTGATGGGGGAGATGGAGCACCTAATAGTATTTCAGGAGCCGCTGTAACCTATGCTGGTGGTGGTGGAGGTGGAGTAGCTGCTCCTTCTACTGCTGGATCTGGTGGAGCTGGTGGTGGCGGTGCCGGTGGAGCAGGACCTGCATCTGGAACTGCTGGAACTGTAAACACTGGTGGTGGTGGCGGAGGATCTATGTGTGCTGCCTGTGGAGTTGCTGGTGGATCAGGAATTGTTATTTTAAGAGCACCTGGACCTGCTGGACCTAGTTATACAGTAGCCCCAGGAACTAACACAAAAGCCCCTGTTGGCGGTGATACAGTAATGACATTTACTGTAGATGGTACATTGACAATAAGTTAGGATTAATTTATAAATATAAATACAGGAGAATAATATGGCACATTTCGCAGAATTAAATGGAGCAAATCAAGTAGTTAGAGTGGTCGTTGTAGGAAACGATGTTAGAACCTCTGATGGAATTTTAGGCACTAATGACATGCATGTTGATGGTGAAACATGGTGTAGAGAATTTTATAAAGGTGGAACTTGGAAACAAACATCTTATAATAACAAATTTAGAAAACAATATGCTGGCATAGGTTTTACTTATGATGCAGCAAAAGATAAATTTATTGCACCACAACCTTATACTTCATGGGCTTTAGATGAAAATGATGATTGGCAACCACCAATTGCAAGACCAACAAATGAAGGTGATGACGCAGATCATCCTAAAAGAGCTCAATGGGATGATGTAGCGCAAGGGTGGACAGCAGAAACTCATTACAACGAATCAACAAATCAATTTGACCAGAAGTGGGTCTGGGATACATCAACATTAGCTTGGGTATCCGCATAAGGAGAACTAAGTTATGGCCAGATCAAATGGCGGTATAATCGGAAAAAAAAACTCATCCTCTTTCGGACAAGGTAAAGTTACATCCGGAACTGCAAGTGGTCCTGGATCTTTAACTACACAAGCTGGAACAAGATTAATTGATACTTTAATCGTCGCTGGCGGTGGTGGTGGAGGAAGCACTTCAGGTGGATCCGGTGGTGGTGGTGGAGCTGGAGGTGTTAGACCTCTTTCAAATTTAGAAGTATGTGGAAGCTCTCCTTATGCCTACGTTGTAGGAGCAGGAGGTGCTAAAGATACAGCAGGAACAGATTCTTCATTAACAATAGGATGCACAACTTACACTTCAGAATCAGGTGGAAGAGGTTCAAAAAGTTTTCCAAGTTTTGGCAGCGATGCTTCAGCAGGAGGATCAGGCGGTGGTGGTGGAGGTTACGGAAATCCTCACCCTGGATCATGTGGAGCAGCTGGAAATACTCCTCCTCAACCTGGTAATTTAGGAAATGCTGGTGGAAACGCTGTTTGTTCTTGTACTTCTGCATGTGCTCAAGCTGGTGGTGGCGGTGGTGGAGCTGGAGCGGTAGGAGGAAATGCTGATCAACCAGGTCCTACATCAGCTAATGCTGGAGCAGGTGGAGCTGGAACGGTAAATTCAATAACAGGATCATGTGTCACTTATGGTGGTGGCGGTGGTGGTGGAAAAAGAATGGCTCCTGGAAGTAAAGGTGCTGGTGGAGCTGGGGGTGGCGGAGCTGGTGGTCAAGGACCATCTTCTACATGTGCTACAGCAGGAACAGTTAATACTGGCGGTGGTGGTGGCGGTGGTGGAAAAGAACCAGGTGGTTGTGGCGGAGCTGGTGGTTCAGGAATAGTAATCGTAAAAGAATTAAATAAAGCAAGTGGTATGTGGTCAATGCAAAGTCAATATTCTGCTCGAAGAAATGATTCATGGCCAGATGGAAGTGTTTTAAGAAGTTTAGATGTTTATTATTTAGTAGTCGCTGGTGGTGGTGCTGGTGGTAGAGATAAAGGTGGTGGAGGTGGAGCTGGTGGATTTAGAACAAATTGGCCTGGTGGGTCAGTTCTTTCACTAACAGGACCTCAAACAATTCAAGTAGGAGCAGGTGGAACTGCAACTCCAGCCCCTTCAGGTGGACCAGTTGCTGGTGCAAGTGGAGAACCTTCGGTAATTGGAGTTGGTGGAACTGCATTTACTGCAACAGGTGGTGGAGGTGGAGGAACACCTTGCACATCAAATTCTCCTCCAACAGGAGCAGGAGCAGGTCATCCCGGAGGATCAGGGGGTGGTGTATCAGACATGAGAACTCAGCCTGGTCATAAAGGAGCAGGTAATACTCCTCCAACAAGTCCATCACAAGGAAATCCAGGAGGAATGGGAGTTGACTTTCCGCCATCAGGTGGTGGTGGAGGTGGAGGACATGGTGGAGCTGGATCTAACGCTACAACACCAGGAAGTGGACCAAGTCCATCTAACGCAGGTGGACCAGGTGGACCAGGAACAGCAAACAATATTACAGGTGCATGTGTGACTTACGCTGGTGGTGGCGGAGGTGGAATTACAGCAGGTAGTTCTGGTGCAGGTTCAGGAGGACCAGGAGGTGGTGGTGCTGGTAATACACCTGCAGGTGGAGGTACTGCTGGTACAGTTAATACAGGTGGTGGTGGAGGTGGTGGTGGATCACCTAACCAAGGCGGTGGTAATGGAGGCTCAGGTGTCGTGTATATGAGAGTACCGGGCCCAAGTGCACCTCCTTTCTTAGCAATTGCTCCAGGAACTAATACAATTACTACTCACCCTGGTGGTGATAAAATTATGACTTTTACAGTGGACGGAACATTAACCATTTAGTATATCTATTTCATGTCAGAAATAGATAGTCTGTTTCCCGTACCTATTTACAAAACTTTTTTATCAGAAGATTTATCTCGTGTTAAAAAACATATAATTAAATTATCTAAAAAACTTTCTTTAAATAGAAATACAATACTAAATGTAGACACGTCGCATAATGTTTATGATCTTGTTAATGATTCTTTTTTTGTTCCTCTTTTAAATGATTTTTTACTTCACTCTAGAACATTTTTAGTTGCTCTTGGATATGATAAACATTTTTTAGATAAGTGTTTTGTAGAAAGTTCTTGGTTTAATATTAGTTCTAAAACAGATAGTTTAGCTAAACATATACATCCAGGATCCATTGTTTCTGGAGCTTTTTATGTAGAATCTAGCCCTACTGATCATATATATTTTTATAGAACCGATGATATGATACTACCACCTAATAATCATAATAAATATTCTACTAAATATGTCTCTTATCCCTGCACTCCAAATCAATTAATATTATTTAAAAGTAATTTAAACCATAGTACAGGCGCACAAAAAGAAGGAAAAAAAATAGTAATCTCATTTAATATAGGGTATAAAAATTTATGAATTTACAAAATTATTTCTGGTACTTCCAATCTGCAATTCCAAATAGAATTTGTGATGATATTGTTCGATATGGTAAACAACTATCTGATCAAATGGCAGTTACTGGTGGTTATGGAGAGGCAAAAAAATTAAATAAAAAACAAATAAAAGATTTAAAAAAGAAAAGAGATTCTAATATTGTGTGGATGAGTGATAGATGGATTTACAAAGAAATACAGCCTTATGTCAATCAAGCAAACGCAAGTGCCGGCTGGAATTTTCAGTGGGACTGGTCAGAGGCTTGCCAGTTTACTAAATATAATAAAGGACAATATTATGATTGGCATTGTGATTCATGGGAAAATGCATACAATGCACCGAACACTCAATCGCATGGTAAAATAAGAAAGCTATCTGTAACAGTAACCTTATCTGATCCTAAAGAATATAAAGGGGGTGAATTAGAATTTGATTTTAGAAATCAAGATCCTGATAAAAAACCTAACATTAGGAAATGCACAGAAATATTACCTAAGGGTTCTTTAGTAGTATTCCCATCACATGTATGGCACAGAGTCTGTCCTATTAAAAAAGGATCGAGATATAGTTTAGTTATATGGAATTTAGGAAGGCCTTTTCAATGAAGAATAAAAAATTAAAACAAAAAAGAAGAAAAGAAAAAAAGAAAATAACTTTTCCACAAAACTTAAATAGAGACAACTTATTTAGTTGCCCTGTCTGGTATGCAGACGAACCAAAGTTTGTAGATAAATTAAATACAGCATCTGATTCTTATATTGAAATATCTAAAAAGAATTTAAAAAAAGATATTGATAAAAGGAATAAAGAATTTGGAGATAAAGGAGATATGGGTCATGTTTTTCATTCAACAACTTTATTAAATGATCCTAATTTTACAGAACTTACAAATTATATAGGAGCTACATCATATAATTTATTAAATGAAATGGGTTTTGATTTAACTAACTTTGAAGTATTTACTACCGAGTTATGGGTACAAGAATTTGCTAAAAATGGTGGAGGACACCATACATTACATACACATTGGAATGGTCATATTTCTGGTTTTTATTTTTTAAAAGCTAGTGACACAACATCTAGACCAATATTTGAAGACCCTAGAGCAGGCAATATGATGAATCTTTTACCTGAAAAAGATAGATCAAAAGTTACCTATGCCAGTTCTCAGATTAATTATACAGTTAAACCAGGAAGAATGATATTTTTTCCCTCTTACCTACCTCATCAATATATGGTAGATATGGGATATGAACCGTTTAGATTTATACATTGGAACTGCCAAGCTATACCGAAAGGAGTATTAAATGTCATTCAAAAATAATAAATATACAGTACTTAAACAAGCTATTTCACCTGAGTTAGCAAATTTTATTTATAAATATTTTTCTAATAAAAGAAGAGTAGCTAGATTATTATTTGATCAAAAATATATATCACCTTTTACTGAATATTGGGGAGTATGGAATGATGACCAAGTTCCCAATACATATTCTCATTATGCAGATTTAGCTATGGAAACATTATTAGAAGAAGTAAAACCTGTAATGGAAAAACATACAGGGTTAAAATTAAGTCCTACTTATACTTATGCACGAATATATAAAAAAGGAGATGAATTAAAAAGACATAAGGATAGATACTCGTGTGAAGTATCTACAACTTTAAATTTAGGGGGAGATCCTTGGCCTATTTATCTAGACCCAACAGGTAAAGTTGGTCAAGCTGGTATTAAAGTAGATTTAAAACCAGGCGATATGCTTATCTACTCTGGGTGTGATTTAGAACATTGGAGAGAAGAATTTACTGGTAAAAATTGTGGTCAAGTCTTTTTACACTACAATAAAAAAGGATCTAAAATGGCAAAAGAAAATGAAAACGACACTAGGCCATTTCTAGGTTTACCTAACTATTATAAAGGCTTTACTTTACCTAAAAAGTAATATATACAGCAATTTGGTGGAGGGATGATCCACCACAGATTCCCTCTGCCTAAAAGCTTTTGTTACAAGGGTTTAAAGGTTCAAAATTTTAAGTTATAATTAATATTATGGCACTAGCAAAAGTACAATTAATTCCTGGATTTGATAAACAAGTAACTGAAACCGGTGCTGAAGGACGATGGACCGGGGGCCAGTATGTTAGATTTAGATATGGATTACCAGAAAAAGTAGGAGGATGGGCTCAATTAGGAGCTGATTCTTTAGTAGGGGTAGCACGAGATCAACATACTTGGTTTGATTTATCAGGCAACCGATACGCTGCTATTGGTACAGATAAAATTTTATATATTTATTATGAAGGAAGTTTTTATGACATTCATCCTTTAAATGCTTCTTTACAACAATCAGGAATGACTAATTGTTTTACAACTAGTTCAGCTTCTAATATAGTAACGGTTACATGTACGGGAAGTCATAGTTTAAGCGTAGGAGATTTAGTAGTATTTTCCAATGTAAGTTTAATTCCAGGAACTTCAAGTTTTACAGATTCTGATTTTGAAAAGACTTTTGAAGTAAAAAGTACTCCTACTACCACTACTTTTACTATTCAAATGGCTGCTAACGAAACAGGAACAGCCTTTTCAACTACTGGAACCGCAACCTTAGACGTTTATTACGTTGTAGGACCAGCGTTTCAATTACCTGGTTATGGATTTGGTACAGGACAATTTGGAGGTACAACTACTACTGCCACAACTACTATTAATAATAGTGGTACATTTGCGTCAGGAGCTACTACCGTTGTTTTAGCCTCGTCTGCTTCAATGCCTGCTACTGGAACTCTATTAATTGGAAGTGGATCTACCGCAGAATTAATTACTTATACATCTAATAATACTTCAACTAATACTATTTCAGGGATATCAAGAGGACAAGGAGGAACAAGCGATGTTACTCATGCTGATGGTAGTACAGTTCAAGATGCTACTAATTATACAGGGTGGGGATCGAATACCGCTGCTGGAGTAATTATAGATCCTGGACAATGGAAACTTACAAACTATGGTCAAAAACTTATAGCTTTAATCTATAATAGTGTAGTTGTAGAATGGGATCCTTCAGCTGCAGGTGCTATTTCGAATCCAAATAGAGCTACATTAGTTACTAATGCACCTACGGCATCGAGAGATATGTTAGTATCTACACCTGATAGACACTTATGTTTTTTTGGAACTGAAACAACTATAGGAACAACTTCTTCTCAAGATGATATGTTTATTAGATTCTCCGATCAAGAAGATATCAATGACTATACTCCTACGGCAACTAACACAGCTGGTACACAAAGACTTGCTGATGGATCTAAAATAATAGGTACCTTAAGAGGAAGAAATGGTAACTATATTTGGACTGATACAGCTATGTTTACCATGAGATTTATTGGGGCTCCTTTTACATTTGGTTTTGAACAAGTAGGAACTAATTGTGGTTTAATTGCTCAGCATGCAGCTATTGAAGTAGATGGTATTATTTATTGGATGTCCGAAGATAGTTTCTTTTATTTTGATGGAGCATCAGTTAAAAAATTACCATGCTTGGTAGAAGATTATGTTTTTGGAGATATAAATAATGACGCCGAATTAATTGTACATGCAGGAGTTAATGATAAATTTAATGAAATTACATGGTTTTATCCTAGCGAAAGTTCTACTTCTATTGATAGATCGGTAACTTATAACACTAGAGATTCTCAAAATATTCCAGGTGGAGTATGGACTACAAATGCAGGAACTTTAATGAAACGAACAACTTGGGTGGATCAAGGTGTTTATGGTAAACCTTATTCCACTGCATACGATTCTTCAGAAACTCCAACTCAAGGAAGTATTTCTGGAATATCCGCAGGATTC